TCTAAAGAACATATTAAAAGGCTTGAGTCTATGTTTCCAAAACTTATAGAAATAGACTCTAATCACTCTAGTTTAGTTTATAGACGTGCAGTCAAATTTGGTATGAGTAGACAATTTTTAAAAGACTATGGCGAGTTTTTAGGTACTAAAAAATGGAAGTGGGTAGATGATTTAACTATTACTATGTCTAATGGCGAGAAATGTTTTTTTACTCATGGCAGATCTGCGGATGTATTAAAGGTATCTCAAACGATGGGAATGTCCGCTTGTCAGGGCCATTATCATACTGCGTTTACTATTAAATATTGGGCTAACCCTGATCGTCTATTTTGGGCCATGAATGTAGGATGTCTCATCAATCAAAAAAATTTAGCTTTTGCCTATTCTAAAAACCACAGAACAAGGTTTATCGTGGGTTGTGGAGTTATACTTGATGGAATCCCACGTCTTTTGCCTATGGTGTTGAATAAAAAAGGCAGATGGATTAAAAAGCTAGTATGACAGACAAAGTCGATGAAAAAAAGGTCATTAAAGGCAAAATAAGAGCTTTTAAGAGGGGTTCAGCACTAGATAAGCAAATAGGTGGCCTTCACTATAAAAATGCAAAAATTGACCCTATTGAGCTAATTGTGGCCCATAAGCTAGATTTTATAGATGGTAATATAATCAAATATGCAGTAAGAAAAAAAGATTACGAAAGCAATAGAGAACGTTATGAAAAAATTAAACATTACTGCGAGTTAGCACTGGAGTTAAAATGTGGTTCACACTAGGAAAATTAGCTCTTAAAACAGGAGCAGAGGTATATAAAAATAGAAAACGTGCAAAACTTTTAGAAAGTGAAGCAGAGGTAAAACATTTAGAAAGAGTTGTTGCTGGTGAGCTAGAGCATAAAAAAGTTACGATACAAGCTCAGCAAGGGGATTGGAAAGATGAGTTCTGCCTTATATTAATTTCCATTCCTTTGCTTTTATTAGCCTGGTCAGTATTTAGTGATGATCCAAATATTCAAGCAAAGATAGATATATTTTTTGATAAATTTTCAAACCTCCCTACATTCTACCAAGCTCTCGTCGTTGGGTCTTTTTCAACAATTCTTGGAGTTCGAGGAGTATCAGCTTTCAAAAAAAAGTAATTACCTAAAGTCCATAATATGTTAATAGTATTTATGGATGATTTTATATTTGTAGACGCACAATTCTTTTTTGCACCTTCAGAGGAACACGAGCCTTTAGGTAAAGCAGTTTCTATATCCTTTGTAGATAAATATCCTAACTTCGAGCATAAAGAAAAAATTTTAAAAAATTTTGAAAAGAGTGGCCTGTATCTTTTAGATTATGAGATTACTTACAGGCCAATCAATAAAAATGATGATTTAGAACCTTATAATATTACAAGGCACTAAAATATAATTGCTCCTAATACAAATCCAGCTACAAAGCAAAGCCACTCACGTCTATACTGGAGTTCGATTGCTTTCCAATCAGATTTTGTTTTTCCAAAATATAACATTATCTCTCCTTACCCATAAGTTGTAATTCTCTTTTAAGCTCACTTTGTAAAAGAGAAATTTCGGTCAGCATATTATTATAGTCAGTCTTAGCTTTCAAATGTTTTTTATCAGCTTCATCGTCTTTAAATTTTTGCATGATCCAAACTTTATCAAGAGTTATACTAGCCTCAATATCTTTTACAGATTTCTTTTCTTGACTAGTTTTATATTTGATAAACAAACCAGCATATAGCTCTTTAGTTGCTTTATTAGTTCCTAACTTAAGACCATATGCATCATTGTATATTTTAGACAACCCTCGTAACTCTTTCATAAGTTCTGAGGTATTGAGTTTAAGATAATCTTCAGAATGGAATCGTGTCATCTAACTCCTCATCTGTATCATCGCCAGGCTCTCTTTGATTATCTAAGTTTTTATAATCTTCCATAGTGACTGGTTTAGCATTTTCAGGTGCAAACTCTTGAACAGGCATAGCTGGTATTGAGTCAGTAACTCTTTTAAAAGTTCCCATTCCTGGTTGCCTTGTATAAGGAGCTTTCATTCTGAAAGTTAATATTTGTTCTATATTATCACCATACTTCGGAGGTTTATAAGGTTCTTGTGTTTTTGTTTGTATCCACAACTCATAGCCTTGTTTAACATATGCTTGTATTTCAGAACTTTGCCACCATTTTAAATATTCTGAAAATTTATATTTTCGACCAGTTATTGAACATTTGAATTTAAAACTACTCGCTTTTTTTTCAAATTCATACATTGGCGATTTGTTGCCAGTAGGATATAAATTGTCACTCAATCCTACAAAAGGTTTTTTTTGTTTATTTTTTGGAAACGACATTTTTTCCTTTCTTTTTTTTTTGTTTGTATTTTTCAGTTTGTTCTTCAAAAAGTTTTACAGATTTATAAGCAGATAATAATCCTAAAAAAGCCTTAAGGTGTTGATTTTTACTTAAGACTCTTCTCACTTCTATATCTGATCCATCTTTAGGAAGTCGGACTATGCACATTCTGTCAATTTTTTTGCCAGTTTGTTTTTCATATGCATATTTATAACCATGTAATTGATGAACTACAGAAACAAATATACCATTACTTGTTTTTATATCTATCAACCACACTCGGCCTTCTTTATCTTTTGCAACTAAATCCTCCTGGTAAACACACAATTTTTTCAGATGCAATCTTAGTGAAGCCTCCTTTAGTCCACCAAGTTATAAATTTATTTAAACAATCCAATACAACAGGATCTTCAGGTTTTATAAATTCCTCTCCATTTACAAACTTTTCAATAAAACCATGAACCAGTTTTCCTGTAGATAGTATTTTAGTTTGTTTTAAATTGCCTTTAGACTCTGCGTCGTCTAATATTTTTTGTATTTTATCGTCAGAAAGGTATTTACCCATTTCAGCTTTAATACTATTAGCTTTTTCTCTGATTTTCCAACCTTCCAAATCAGGTTTATGAAGCATATCTAGTATTGTAGACACTCCTATATATTTTTCATTATCAACGATATATTTATGACCATACTCTTTAAATATTATTTTAACTCCATTTTCTAATGTAAGATATTTATCAGCCATTTATGTCCTCCTTGTGTTTAGCTGGTTTTAAAAGCCATTTGACAGTCGTTCCTAAATAGGATGCGACCCTAAATAAATCAAATGCCTTAATTTCATTATCGCCTTTTTCATATTTTTGTATTTGTTGAAAACTCACGTTTAAAGCCCTCCCAACTTTTGTTTGAGTCTTATGATTACAGAGTCTAGCAAACTTAATACGTTTACCAAGCAACTTATGAAAGTTATCCCTGTCCTTTGTATTTAAGTGATAGACTTGTCTAGCTTTGGCCATAGAGTCTCGCACTTCGACTAATTGTTTTTTAGTCACTTTCCATTTACCTCTACTCACTTATCCTCCTTAATTTAAAACTTTGCTAATTATAATTTTAGCAATTTTAAAACCTACATTTTCATTATATAAACATTTTTGTAATGATCTCCTTGCTACTCCAATATGTTTTGCAAATTCGCAATGATTCATTAGTAATTCACATCGCTTATCTTCGATTTTTTTCACAGCATAATTATTAAATACAACTGTTTTACCTCTGATTGGATTTTCAACGATATCATAATATTTAATTAAGGACATTATGATTCCTCCCTAACAAACATTTTCTATAAATATCTGTGTACTGAGTCTCAGCTTTTGGACTC